TTTTTGCTTTGGCGCGGCGCAACGGGCATGGCCAGTCACTACGGCGCGCTCATGTTCCAGCCGCGCCCCTGACGGAATATCCGCGCTACCTGGTAGGCCGCGGCGGCCAGGCATGGATTATTTGCAACGCTGTCCGCTCACGGAGCGGGAATTCATTCAATCGCGGCCGTGCAGCATGCTGGCGCGGCGATGGCGTGCTGCGATGATGTGTCCAGTCCTGCAGGGACGGTGCCGAGGTGCTAACCTCAAAAAAAGCACCCGCCCGCCGTCACCTTGTAATTGGGAGAGAGAATGAGCCGCCTGCTGCTCACCAATATCGACCCCGACACCTCGGACGAGGAAATCCGGACGTTCCTGGAGAAATACGGATTCCCGCCATTCGACAGCCTGGAGCATGAAGATGGCGACGGCTCGCACCCCGCCGTGCTGCTGACCTATGAAACCCTGGACCCTGCGGTGCTGGGAAAGCTGCAGCAGCGCATCGACCATATGTACTGGAAGAAGCGTCAGCTGAGCGCTTCCATCCTGCATGACCGTTTCGCCTGAGCAGGCTACCTGGTTGGCGCGGCCACGCCGGCCGTGCCGGATTCCTCGGCGGGTTGGGGCGTAAGCGGGGCAGGAACCGCCATCATCTTCTCTGCCGGATAGAGCGCCATGAAGCTTCGCGCCAGTTCGGGATCCCGGCACGCGAGCCACGCTTGCCACTGCAGGTACGGAATCATCACAACCGCCCGTTTTTCCTTGCCGGGGGTGTGCATCAGCTTCATCACCGCATGACCAGGCGCGCTCACCGTGAACATGGCGAAGGAATAGGAGCCATCCGGCCATTGCCTCCACAGCCCGGCGATGCCAAGCGCCGGCTCGTCCGGTAGCCAGATCCGGTAGCGGATCCAGCCCTGGCCCGCGACGTAGCACGGCTCGTAAATGGCCATCGCAGGCACCAGGCACAGCTGGGTGCGGTGCCAGGCGCTGCACGAACCGCGCCTGTCACCGACGCACTCGGCGCGGACATTCATGGTTTCAAAATCCCGCGCGCCGTGGACGTGGCGTGCGCGCGGCACGAGGCCAAAGGTGGCCAGCAAACATTCGCGCCGGCCACGGGCATCCGCACGGACGATCGGCGCGGCATCGCCTGGCCATATTTCCGGCTTCCATGTTCCTGGTGGCGGTTCTGCCCCGAAAACATCGCGCAGCACCGGGCCAGTCACCGCGGTGAAATTGGTGCACACAATATTGCCTCCCCTGACGTCAGATGCCTTGCCGCTGGCACGGTCAGCCGTTATTCGCTACACCTGTCCGAGTGGCGGTGCGAAGGGAAGGGTGGGCGTCTCTCCGGCTGACCAGCATTGCGGGCAGCTATCGCGATACCTCCGATGCCATTTTCCTGGCGGATTCCAGATGGTGCTCGAGCGTCGGCAAGGTCTTCTTTGCAAAATCCCGTACATCGTTGTCGCGCGCATCGCTCGCGGCCTTGCGGAACAGTGCCACCGCATCGTTGTGCGCCTTGACCCCGACTTCGTCGGCGTACTGCTTGTCGAAGCTGGCGCCTTGCAGTGCGCCAATGGCTTCCAGCTTCTTCTGGTCAGCGGGACTCGGGGTGGTCGGCAATTGCACGCCCTTGGCGTTGGCCAGTCGCTTGAGATCTTCCGCGGCGGCGCGGTGGTCCTGCAGCATCTGCCCGGCAAAACGCTTGACCGTGGCGCTGGTGGCCTTGGTCTCGGCCAGCTTGCTGGCATCGATCTCCATCTGGCCTGCCTGTGCGGCCTTGTTCATGAAGTCCACGTCGCCCGCGGGCGGCGCGGCGTACAGGCCGGGTGTCAGGCATAGCAATACCGCCGCAAGCGCGGATTTGACATGGTGCCCACGGCGGCCGGGCTGGCGTGCATCGAATGGCATGACTGTCTCCTGAACGGGCAACCATACCCGGTCTTGCAACAATCATGCCGTCATGCCGTTGCGACCTCCTGCCTCAGGAAACCCGGACGAATTTGGCGACGGAAGGCACCCCTTGCGAGTCGATGATAAACAGCATGTAGTAACCGGGCGGCACCAGCGAACTGGAGGCGGGCAGGGTGACGCGCAGGTTCTTGGCGCCCTGTTTGGTATGGCGCAATTTGATATAGCGTTGGTGCATGTCGTTGCCGTGCGTCACGGCCCCCGGCGCCACCAGTGCAACGCTGGAAACACTGGGCGTGCTGGAGCCAACGGTAAAGGTTTGTCCCAGGCTCAATGTACCCGGTGCGCTGGTGATATTCGGGCGCGCGCCCTTGAACAGGTACGGTGGCGAATACACCTGTGCCTGGTGCGTACTGACGGCCAGGGGATTCATGTCGTCCTGGGACAGCAAGACGGTGGCGTCGGGCAACAGAATGGCACTGGAGTGGTAGCCCGCCTGTATCGTGTTCGGGCTCATCGGAATCCAGGTCCCGGTCGGATCCCCGGCCGGCTTGTTGTAAAGCTCGCTGTCAAAATGCGGGTTGTCATAACCGTTGCTGGCCGCATTGCCGCCCACCGTAAACAGCGTTCCATCCGGCAGGATCACGGTATTGGCGTTATGGCGAGGCTGCAGCCACTGCGGAAATTGTCGCCACCCTGCGTTGGGGTTGCCGACATCGAACCATTCGTTGTTGCGGAAGGCGCTGTCGCCTTCGGCGCCGCCGGCGATCATCACGACCTGTTTGGCGGGCGTGACCGAGGCATCGGTATAGAGCACGCCGTTGGCGTACTCATAGTGCGAACTCAGCATGTTCGGAATGCCGCTCCATGACCACGTGCCGGGCGTCAGCAGCACGGTATTGAAGAAGGCCGGCCCGGCCTGCATCATCTGGCCAGAACCAAGCAGGTATTGGAACGGGTACATGCCGGACGGATGGTGGAACGACACCGTGCTCATCGTGCCTACGCTGTCCATGCCCGCGGCAGGGGTGAACAGTTCGACCACCGACGTGGTATTTCCGGATCCCGTTTCGTCGAGGCCGCTGGTGATGACTACCCGGTTGTCTGCCAGTTTGGTCACGGTCGGATACCAGCGGCCGACCGACATATTTGGCTGGGTGGTCCAGCTCTCGCTGAGCGGATTGAACGTATAGCTGCTCAGCGCGCCCTGGAAGTTCTGCTGGCCTTCTGGCGCATTCGGGTCGGGGTAGCGCAGATTGCCACCCGCAATGAAAACCCTGCCGTCGCTCAATATCGTCTGGCCGGCACACCAGATGTTCTCAGGCGGCGTTATGGGATGCCCCGTGCGTGTCGCGGGATCCCACACATAGGCGACACCGGTGTTCGACGCTGCCGGATTATGGTACTGCGTAGGCTCGTACGACCAGAACAGCACCTTGCCGGTGTGTAGCAATACCGCAGTGATGCCGACTACCGGGATGACGAATGGCTGGCTCCATTGGCCCGCCGTATTGGTGGCCTGAGCCCTGGCCGCTGCCAGCACCTGGTCATCCGGCGTGGCAACCCGGTCCAGCCCGGCTGCCACCCGACACTGTTTGCCACGTGCCCGCGCATGCGACTCGGCATGGGCCGGGCCGAGCACGGCAGCTTCTCGCTGCCTCAGCCTGGCTTCCGCGGAAGGGTTGTTGCAGGCGTCATTATCAAAGCTGACGGGCGGAGCTGCGTGAACCGACGGTGCCAGCAGGAAGAAACCAACCACTGACGCCCACACGGTTTTCCGGAAAATCATGCGTTGACGCATTTGCATCACCTCCAGTGACAGCGTTGCCATGGAATGCGGGAGTTCCGCGCTGGAAGCTCACGGTGGCATGCCGAAGGACATCCGACCGGACTTTTCTAGCTTAGGGGGGCAGGCAGAGAGCCAATGTGGGCTGGCGCACGGAAGGAATGAGATTGGAGGCTTGCGTTTTGCTCAAGCTGCGTAGGAGGCGCTGGGCGGGTCGGAGGTGCTGGGCGGGTCGGAGGTGCTGGGCGGGTCGGAGGTGCTGGGCGGGTCGGAGGTGCTGGGCGGGTCGGAGGTGCTGCCTATACTTTATTTAACATAATATACAAACCTGTCCGGAAAAAGCTCTGCGGGCTAGGCCAGACGCGGGGTCGGGACTATCCGGAAGTGCTCGCAGAGCGCATCAAAATTTAGCGAAAAGCGGTCGGCGACAGACGCCCACATCTGCCGCAATTCGGGGCTCTTCGCCCGTTCGGCGTGCGCAGCAGTAGCCACTGCGGCAGGGTCGACATCGAGGATGCGGGCCACCTTCACCGCCGTTTCATCATCAAAGCCGCCCATACCGTTCCGGTACTTGCTGACGGCAGAGCGGGAAATCCCCAGCTCCTTCGCAATCGCGTAATCCGAGGCGCCGCCAAGCTTGGCGCGCACAGCCTCAAGAAATTCGAGAGTCGTTTTCATCACTACCCCTAGTGGTCTACCCAGACCGAAGGATAGTCAACTGTCCCCGAACGGGCAACGTCATCTATGTGAGGACGTCCACATAAGGTTGACGGTTCTCGGCCGGTTGACTATATTCCGATCCAGACGCGCCGCCGCCTGGAACCTACCCGCCAGGGCCGGCCTGATCCGCCAGCAGGCGGCGCGCTCTCCCGCTTCGGGAGCTTCCGCAACAGGGTAGGGATAGAGGGGTGGTCACATGTCGTTACAAATTTCCATGTGCCAGGACGGGCCGTTTTACTCCTTTGAGGCTTCGTACTGCTACAGCGCCGGTGAGCGATACAACAGCGGGCGCGGACTGTCAGTGAGTTCGTCTGATTTGGCACACCTAAACAGCATCTTTGATCGGTTCCTCAGCCGTGACCAAGTCGAGCCTTATGCGCTGCTGATTCGCCGTATGGACACTGGCGAGGTTGTGCGGAGCCATCGTGACATGAAGGAAGCGCATCGCTCGATGATGGCGGCGGTGCGCATTCGTCGGGAGGCCCGCGGCGCATGAAGACCGCCCGCATCCACCGCACCGCCTTGGGCGGTTTCACCATCGACGGCCCGTATCACGTGCGCCGCTCGCGCGCCGGCGTCCTGCTGGATCGCTTCTTCCACTGGCTGGGGGCCTGATCCATGGGCAAGTCGAGCGTTGCAGCAGAGGCGCTGGCCGCGTGCCGCGCCGCACTGGCCCAGCCGAACCGAAACAGCCAGGTGCAAGACTGGCAACTGTGCGGCAAGCGTGTCGTCATGGTGCCGTGGATCAACGGCACTTTCCGCGCCGTCACCATGCGCGTCTGGTAACGCGCCATGTGGGGATACCTCAGCGCCGCGAGCAGTGCCGTGCCCGCGCTTCCGGAAATGCTGGAAGCGCGGGCCCGCGTGCCGATGCGCTGGTACAACCGCGCGGCCAAGGCCGCCGACAAGGCCGGGCGCGACAGCGCGCAGCGCGCGGGGTATCCGCACCTGTTTGACCTGGGCGCCGCCGCTGGCGCCGTCGCCGCGTTCCTCGCGGAGCACGCGCCGGAAAGCATGCCAGTGCGGCCGGACGCCTCCGATTACGAAATTTGCATGAAGGCGCGCAAGATCGCCGCCGACGTGCTGTTGCGCACCACCGGACTGGCCACCGACGAAGCGCTGATCGTCTGCGCCGCCGAGTGCGAGCGCCAGGGCGTGGCGCTGCCAGACTTCCAGATGGATGCCGACAAGGTAGCGCGCGTGCGCTGCGAACTGTGGTGGCGCCGCCGGCTGCGGACGGCCCATATCCGCGCGCTCGAGCACTCGAATATCCGCCTGCACTACGTCCACTATCGCAGCGACCCATACGCCAGCAATGACGCGGTGCGCCGCCGCGTCGCGCAGAATCGCCGCAACGCCGCCACGCTGGCCGCGACCACGCTGGAAAACGAGCACGGCCAACGCTTCACGCTGGCCGAACTGGCGGAAAAGTCCGTCGCCAACAAGGCGCTGCGCCGCGGCGAACTGATGACGCGCCTGAAGGGCAGCGAGGAACTGGCCGACGAAGCCGGGTTCGCGGGCGTGATGTTCACCCTCACATGCCCAAGCCGCTTTCACGCGGTGAAGCAAGCCGGCCACAAGTGGCACCCGAACCCGCGCTATGACGGCGCCAGCCCGCGCGAGGCGCAGGCGTATCTGCGCAAGGTCTGGCAGCACATCCGCGCCGATCTGGCGCGCCGGGGCATTACCTATTTCGGCGTGCGCGTCGCGGAGCCGCACCACGATGGATGCCCGCACTGGCATGGCCTGCTGTTCTCCGATCGGCTCAATGACGTGTGCCGGGTGATCCGTCGCCACGCGCTGAAAGACTCGCCGGACGAGAAGGGCGCAGACCGCCGCCGCTGCCGCTTCGAGCGCATCGACCGCGCCAAGGGCAGCGCCGTGGGCTACGTGGCGAAGTACATCAGCAAGAACATCGACGGCCATGCCGTGGGCGAGCACAAGACCGCCGAGGGCTACACCGTGCAGGCCGATTGGCTGGGTGATGACGTGATCCAGCCGAGCCAGCGCGTGGAAGCCTGGGCGGCCACGTGGGGCATCCGCCAATTCCAGTTCGTGGGCGGCGCGCCGGTTGGCACGTGGCGCGAACTGCGGCGCGTGAAAGAAGCCGATCTGCCCGCCGCGCAAGACGCGCCGGCCATCGTGGCCGCGTGGCAGGCCGCGCAGCGCCAGGGCGACAAGTTGGCAAGCTGGGCGGACTATGCCCGCGCGCAGGGCGGCGTGGCCGGCGAGAAGCGCCGCATATCGATTCGCTACACCGAAAGCATGGAGCAGGGCCGCTACGGGCTGAAGCTGCGCAAGACGCCGCGCGGTGTCGAGGCGCCGCAGTGGTATCGCATGCCGTCCGGAGAGCTGACCTGTGATGCGCTGTTCGTTCCGGCGACGCGCTACACGTGGCGGGAGGTTTCGCGCAGCGGCGCAGCCGCGAGCACTCGGACTCGTGTCAATAACTGTACGCGCCCCAGCGGCGCGGCAAGCGCCGGCCAGACGCGGCCGGCATGGATGGATGGCCTGTACGGGCCAGAAACCGCGCCCGAGGGGGCGCCAACGTAAAGGGGAAACCGTGGAAGGCCAAACGTTTTATGACCGCGCCGATAAGGCGCTGAAGCTGTACGGGCTGATCCTGCCCGCCGATATCCGCCAGTTGCTGCGCGACATGGCGGGTGCGATCGACAAACTTCAGGAGCAAAAGCAATGACCACGATCAAGACCGAACTGGCCGCGCTGGCCGATGGCATCGAGAGCCTGCGCGCGCACGTGCGAGACACCGGCGAAACCACGTACGGCGCCGTGCGCCACCAGGCAGAAATGGTGCTCGCCATGGCCGAAGATGCGCTGTCGCCGCCGCGCGTGCCGACCGCCGCCATGCTGACCGCTGGCGAAAACGCCGCCGCGAACCTGCCCGCCGACACCACCACCGAAGCGGCAGTCGCCGCCATCCTGACCGCCGCGCTGGGGGTCGCCTGACATGAGCGATTGCACCTGCCCGATCTGCGACCAGCGCGCGCGCTGGGGCGTGTCCAAGGGTGGCGCCGGGCGGGTGTACATCACCTGCACCGCGCCAGGCTGCGGCGTGCAGATTTTTGCCCGGTCGGATGACGCCGACGAAGCCATACGGGAGAAGTTCATTGCACCGGTGGCGCCAACGAACGAACGTAACGTTACGGGCGAGCCGCCAGAACGTAACGAACAGGCCGCGCCGCTGGCGCAAGGGGAGCTTTCCGTATGGGGATGATCGACGCCGACACCCTGGACATGCTCCGGCGCAAGGCGCACGCGGCGGAAACGGTCGAGTCCGAGGATTTGCCGCTGCTGCCAGGCGAAACGCCGCCGCCTGAACCGATTGACCCGGCGCAGGAAGTGGAAGGGCTGCTCAATATCGTGGTGACGGTGGGCGCGGTGGCATGGCCGTACCTGCCTGCCGTCTACACGCCGGAAGCCATCAAGGGGCTGTCAAAGGCCATCGTGCCGGTGGCGCAGAAGTACGGCATTGATTTTGGCGGCGTGTCGTCGCCCGAACTGGCGCTGTTGCTGGTGGCTGGGCCGCTGGCGGTGGCGCACGTGGCCTTACACAAGGCATGGAAGGCGCAACAGGAAGCCGAGCGCGTCGTGGAGAACGGCGCGCCGCCGCCAGCGGTGGCGCCGCAACGTAACGACCGCTCGCACCTGGGCGGCAATTTCGAGGACACAGGCGGGCGGCTACGCCCGGTGGGGGCATGATGGCAGGCAGTCATAACACGGCACGAATCATTGGCGTGATTGGCGCCAGCGGCAGCGGCAAATCGAGTTGGCTCAAGCGGACGCTGGGAAAGGGCAATCCGCCTAAGCTGCTGATTTGGGATCCGATGGACGAATACGAGCAGGGCCGGGTCATCACCGACATGCGCGAACTGGTTGACGCGGTGGGCGCGCTGGAAGCCGACGATCCGTTCAAGCTGGTCTATCGACCCGGAGCCAACCTGAAAACGTACCCGGACAAGTTCGAGGCGTTCTGTTCGCTGGCATTCTTGGTGCCGAACCTGTGCGTGCTGATCGAGGAATTGGCCGACGTGACCACGCCGGGTTGGGCACCGCCCGCCTGGTCGCGCTTGTCGCGGCAGGGCCGGCACAAGGGAATGACGATCTTCGCGGCCAGCCAGCGGCCAACGCTGATGGACAAGACCTTCCTGGGCAACACCACCATGATCCATTGCAGCCGCCTGAACGACGAAAACGACGTGAAGACCATGCGCCGCTACCTCGGTGTGAGCGAGGACCAGGTGCGCGGCATGGTGGCCGATAAGGATATCCCTCGCTTCGACTACATCGAGCGCGACATGCAGACCGGGAAAACCGTCACCGGGCGCCTAACGTAACGAACGGCGCGACCTTGCGCACGGGCCGGGCGATGGCCCAATCTGGAGACACGCGGGGGCTTCCCGCATCTGCTCAATGCAACCGGGAGAACCAAAACCATGAGCGTGAAGGAAATCGGTAAGGCGGTCGTGATGACCGCCGTTTCGCTGGTCATCATCAACCAAGCCAAGCGCTTCCTGCCTTCGTCGGTGCGCGACCTGCTGGGCTGATGCCATGAACGGTATCAAGGACGCGATCAAGACCACGGCCATCGTGCTGGCGGTCATCTACGTGGCTCGCCGGGTGCCGGTGGCCGATCAAATCGTTGCGACCGCGCTGGTCGGCTAAGGACACAAGAACATGGCAATTCTTCAAGAGCTTCCCCCGTTCCTGAACGTGGTGGCATCGGGCGTGGCAACGCTGCAAATCCCGCGCTACACCAATACGCTGAACAAGATCGTGCTGGCGCTGGGCGGCACCGCGCTGACTAAGGCCATGATCACCGATATCAAGGTCAAGATCGGCGCCCGCACGGTGTACAACGTTAGCGGCAGCAAGCTGGACGGCATCAACAAGTACAAGGGCATCTACGACGATGCCAACTTCCTGACCATCGATTTCACCGAGCGCGACGCGCCCAGCATCGACGGCAAGGAAATCGGCGGCTTCGACCTGACCGCCTGGTCGGAAAACGTGAATCTGGAAATCACGATTGCCGGCGCCACGGCCCCTACGCTGAAGGGCTACATGCTGCTGACGCCGCCGCAAGGCAAGGGCGCCGGTGAGCTGATCCACAAGCTGCTCTACTTCCCGGCCTCCACTGCGGTGGCCGGCAAGTTCCCGGTCAACTTCTCGGCCAAGGGCGCGCTGATCAAGCGCGTGCACTTCTTCTACACCGGAACCGACTGGACCGGCACCACGGACGGCAACGTCAACCGCGTCGAGGTCAAGAAAAACGGCCTGGTCGTGTGGGATGCCACCAGCCGCGTGGCGCGCTTCCTGGAACAGGAAAACCGCAAGGTGCCGCAGTCGAAGCACTACTGCGTGGACTTCATCCACGACAACAACCAGTCCGGCGCGCTGATCACCGCCGACGCGGCCGCGCTGGAATTCAACGCGTATCTGACCGCCGCCGACGGCCTTGACGTGTATGTCGAGGTGATCGACCTGCCGTTCAACCTGTAAGGGGTGCGCCATGGGTGAATGGGACGCGGTGCAGCCGCAAAGCTACTTCTCCGGCCCGATGGTCAGCACGGCGGGCGGCCCCAGCGATCTCAATCCGCTGGCGCAGTCCGCAGCAGACGTGCTGCGCCTGGGCGTCTCGCGTCTGATCGACGTGCAGACCATCCGGGCGCTGCAAGGCACCAACACCGCCGCCGTGCTCAACAGCGACGGCATGACCGTGACCACGGCCCCGCGCGGTGCCACCCCGGCGCTTGCGCTGGGCGGCATGCTGCCGCTGGTGCTGGCCGGCGCCGTCATCTGGATGCTGACGAAATGAACGGCGCGGCCGGCGCGGCGATGTATTCCAACCCCTACACCGCCGCCATCATGGGGGTGTCGCAGGTGTTGGGCGGCACGCTGGGCGGCCCGGAGGGGCCAAAGGCGGCTGACTCCGGGCGCGGCATCTTCGACCAGCACTTCGACGGGTCGGGCTGGACGGTGGCAACTGGTGGTGATGGCAGCGATGCCCGCGCCGTGCCGACCGCCACCAGCGCGATTCAGCAGACCGCCGCCAATGCGCTGGGCCTGCTGAACAATCCGATGGTGCTGGTGGCGGGCGTGATGATGGCTTATCTGCTGGCGAAGCGATGATCGAGATTCGGCCCGAGGAATGGACCGAGGCGCATGCGGCGGAAGTCGAGCGCGCCTTCGGCACACACGCCAAGAGCGACACCAGCCGGGGCCTGATGGCGCCGGCTGAGTGCGTGCGCGGCGGCACCTTCTGCCGGGTGTGGCGCGATGGCGAGCCGGTGGCCTGGTACGTGCTGCGCGGGGCGCAGTACGCGCACGGCACCGAGGCAGAAGTCGCGCTCGCGCACGGACGCGCCGATATCGATCTGGTGGCGGAAATCCTGCCGGCCATCGAATACCAGTGCCGGGCCTTCGATGCCATCCGCATCGAGACGTGCCGGCCGGGACTGATCAGGAAATTGAAGCGCATGGGTTACGGCGTGGAAGCCGTGACGCTGCGCAAGCGGGGAAACCATGATTCTCAAGCCGTGGCAGGTTAAGCAACTGGCGCAGGGCCTGCCGGCCACGCCTTGCAACCGCAGCAGCAGCAACAGCAGCAGCACCGCCGCCACCACGCAAAACGTGGACAGGCGGGTAGTCAATGATCGCGGGTTGAGCACGTCCGGCGATGGCAATACCGTCAACGCCAGCATGAGCACCACCACGGTGACAAACCTGCTGGACGGTGGCGCGATCAACGCGGCGTTCGACTTCGCCAAGGCTGGCACGCAGAGCGCGTACAAGAGCACAGCCGATGCGCTGGGCTTCGCAGGCGACGCCTTCCGTGATGTGACCGACAGCCACCGCCGCGATCTGGACTTCGTGACGGACGCATTCGGCCAGGTGAGCGACGCTCAGCGGGAAGGGCTGCGCCTGAATCTGGAGCAGTCGCGCGTCAACGCTGACGGCCTGCTGGATGGTTTCGGCAAGCTGCTCGACTTCGCACGCGACACCAGCGCCACGGCCAAGGCAGTGAACGAAAACGCCACCAAGAACGTGGCCGCTGCCTATGAGGGCGTGCAGGAAATCAGCACCGGCCAGCGCTTCCTTGTGGCCGGCGCGATCGCCATTGCGGGCGTGGTGGCAGTCTCGAAAATGAAGGGGTAACCGTGCCGATCATCGCAGCAGTACAGGGCTATGACCTGAATATCGAGGTGGGACAGGCACAGGCCATCGACGTGGCCGGCGACCGTGTCCAGTTCCTGACCGCCACCGACCCGTTTGCCGTGATCGAGGTTCGCCCGAACTTCGCGCAGGGCAACATCGTGCTCAAGCCGGGGCAGGGGTATCGCTTCGCGGAGCAGGTAACGCGCTGGATCGTCTACAACCGGGGCGGAGTGAAGCTGACCGGCAATCTGCTGATCGGCACCGGCGACTTCTTCGACCAGCGCATTAGCGGCGATGTCAACGTCATTGACGGCGGCAAGTCGCGCACGCTGGCAAAACAGGCATTCATCGGCAAGGGCTATCAGGCGCTGGTGGCTGCGCAGTACGCCATGGTGCAACTGTGGAACCCGGCCGGATCGGCAAAGAACGTCATTCTGGAATCCATGCTGGTGGGCAGTGCCACCACGCAGGGCATCAACATCATGCGCGCCACGGGCGTAGTGGGGGCCGGCAATGGTTCCATCGGCGCCAAGATGCTGGGCGAGGCGGTGGGCAGCGCGCAGATCGTCACCGGCACCAACGCGGCGATCATTGGCGACGGCGAAATCGGCGGCCTGTTCGTGCAGCAAGGGGCGTCCATGCCCTACACGTTGCGCGAGCCGATCATCCTTGCTCCGGGAAATGGTCTGCACATCAAGGCCAGCACGCTGGGGACTGACGTGATGACCATGTTCGAGTGGTACGAGGAAGCGGCCTAATGCTGTCGCGCTATGAGTTCGCAGTCCTAATGCTTGCTGCTGTGGGCTACGTGGTGTGGCGAGACTGGCAGCGCAGCGAGGAGCCAGGCGCGCAGGCGCCAGACTTCATCGACCAGGCTGAAAACCTGTTTTACGACGCCACCGAGGGCGAGTTATTCGGGGGCACTGAGGAAACCGACATGGGCCAAGCACAGAACAACCGCGCTGCCTTCCTGATGATGATTCGCACCGCCGAGGGCACCGCGGGCGCCAACGGCTATCGCACGCTGTTCGGCGGCGGCACGTTCCAATCCTTCGCGGATCACCCGCGCCTGGTCGTGACTGCCATGTCCAACGGCAAGCCGATCAGCAGCAGCGCGGCAGGCGCTTACCAGTTCCTGCGCCGCACGTGGGACCGGCTCGCGGCCCGGCTGGGCCTGCCGGATTTCTCGCCGGCCAGCCAGGACGCCGCCGCCATCCAACTGATTGCGGACGCGGGCGCGCTGAGCGACGTTGACGCAGGCCGCTTCGCGCTGGCGGTGCGCAAGGTGCGCAAGATTTGGGCGTCCATGCCCGGTGCCGGCTACGGCCAGCCGGAAGTGGCGCTGAACCGATTGCAGGCCGCATACGAGGCGGCGGGGGGTGTGGTGTATGGCTAAGGCAGCGGCAGGGGGCGGTGGCCCGGATCTCATGATGCTGGCGGCGGTGGGCGCGATGGCGTTCCTCGCGCTGCGTTCGCGCGCCGCGAGTGCGGCGGCGTTGCCTGTCGGCACGCAGACGCAACTGCGGCCCGACTTCAAGACCCAGCGCGATCTGGCGTACACGCAGATGGGCATCGGCGTGGTGGGCAGCCTGCTGGGCATGTTCGGCGCCGGATCGCCGGATGCCGTGATCAGCGGGGCGCCGGTCACCGGCGTGTTTGGCGGTGGCCTGTCCAACGCGCTGGAATACAACGCGCAGAACGGCTTCCTCGGGCAGTTGGGCATCGATGCCACCGACGGCTGGACGCCGGGCCAATTCGGCAGCATGAACGGCGCCTATACGTTCGGCTCGCCGGTCGAGTCGCCCAGCCTGGGCAACTACATGAGCTGGGCGGGCTGACATGAACGACTCCACCGCAAAGCTGCTGCTGGCGGCGGGCGCGCTCGCCGCTATCGCCTTCGTCGTAAAAAAAAACGGCGGGCTGGGGGGTGTGGCTGCGGGTGCAGCCAGCGCGCTGGTGGGGGCGGTGGGGGATGCGGCCAGCGGCGCGGTGCTGGGTATCGGTGACGTGCTGGGCGTGCCCCGTACCGACATGACGGAATGCGAGCGCGCCATGGCCGAGGGCCGCACGTGGGACGCTTCCTTTGCGTGCCCGGCCGGAACGTTTCTCAGCGGGCTGGTGAGCAGCGACCGCCAACCCGATTACACGATGGGCGCCTACACCGGCACGTATGCCGCGCGGCCTGTCAATGCCTGGACTGTCACCGAGAACGCGGGCGGTGCGGCCTTTGTGTACCCGCGAATCAGGAGAGCACAGTGAAATTCATCCTTCAACGCCTGCGCGAGCCGTCCACCTGGGCGGCGCTGACGTGCCTGGGCGCATTCTTCGGCATCGACCCGACCAAGCTGCATGCCATCGAGGGCGCAGGCGTGGCGCTGGCCGGCGCGGTGGCGGTGTTCCTGCCGGAAGGCCGGGGCGAGTAATGGCGGCGGCGGAAGCGGTAGCGCTCGCCTGCGGCGTCGTCAACCTGCTGGGGGTGCCGCTGTTCGGCTTCCGCTACGTGGTGCGCCTGGAAACCCGCCTCGCGAGGATAGAGGCCAAGCTGGGCATTGGCGAATGAACGTGAAAGCCATTATTCCAACGCCGGCTGAGATTGGCCGGGAAACGCTGATTGTGATTGGGGGCGTCATCTGCGCCGCGATAATCCTGTCGCGCTTCCCGGGCCTCAAGGCGTGGATTGCAGATCAAGGGACGGTCACGCTGAAAGACCAGCAGGGCCGCGTATTGTGGTGACAACAGGAGAGAGCATGGCAACCAAACGACGCACGCCGCCGCGTAAGGCGAATGGACAGTTTCGCAAGCGCAAGAAGCGGTAACCAGGTATCGCGCTGCACAGGGAATTGCCCCGGCTTCGGCCGGGTTTTTTTTCGCTACACTCCAACCAAACAACGGGAGGGGTTATGCGAGGGATTTTGGCGGGGGTGGTGATGGTGCTGGCCGGCTGCGCCGGTGTGCAATACACCGGCACCGAGGAACAGATGCAGCAGGTGGCGCGCGGCGCCGCGGAACTGATGAAGAAAGACCCGTACAGCGGTGTCGTATCAGCGGCGGGCACTGGTGCGCATATGGCGCTGTCGATGCTGGCAAAGCCGGCCGAGGAAGCAGAGCCGGCCTGTGTTCAAACCTTCCGGGGGTGCCTGCCGGCATGGCAGGCAAATGCCGCGCCGGCAGAATATGGCCAGGGGAATTCGATGGAGGAGTTCACGGGGCTGCCGAAGGACTTCTACAAAACCACTTCCATCGGCAAGGACTAAGCCTGCATCTGGCCGGGTTCTGGCAGCGGCGTGACGCTAGCCGGCTTGGCCGGCGCGGGCCGCCGCTGGGACCGTGGCCGGAACTGGATCACGTCGCCACTGACGATGCCGAGCTTGGGCAGCAAGTGGGCGTAGCCCATCTGGCGGGCCATCTCGTCGCGTTCGAGTTTGTCCAGGCGCAGGACGTGCACGGCCCACCAGGGCGCCGGACGCTTGCCGGACTGCCATGCGCGCGCCGTGGCCGGCGTGCACCGGAGATGCCGGGCGAGGTATTTCGGCGGGATGCCGCGCGCCCAATGGGCGAATTCAAGGGGATTGGCGTGTTGTTGTTGTGGCATGTTGACCCATGACGAAAAAAACCCCCACGGTGCCGGGTGACACGTGGGGGATAAATTGTCAGCGCGCTCAGAAATCGGTGCTTAGGTGCCCGGAAAGCCGCGCCGGTATTGGGTTGCAGAGCTACGGACAGGATTTAACATAATATACATTATGCGAAG